CTTCATGTTTTGGATCTATAAAAATTGCTAAATTATGATCCTTGAGATCGGTTAATAACTTAGTAAAGTTTGATATATAGTGATCGAACCCCCTGCTCCAACCCTCAGATGCAGAGCCTCTGTCAAGATCCCATATCCCGGTGACTAGTGTAGAATTCATAAGAAAGAGTTAGTTAGTTAGTGTATTGGTATAAGTTATAATCACCGGACCTGCATAATATTAGAGGGTTTTTGATTGTAGTCAAGACACGATTTTTTACCAGATGTACTGCTCTCGACTTGACAAATTCCATATTTTGGATATAAGTTATGAGTAGGTTAGAAGTAGCACACCAATGACGAGGAGCTTTTAGATAAGCCATGGCCATAGATAAGAATAAGGATGATTTCGGTGATAGAAAGGACTTCAGAAGAAAACATCTTAGGAATAAATTTCTTGATAAAAAAGAAAAAGTAGAAGAAAACTACAATTCTCCTAGAATCAAGAAAGAGAATAAAAAAAGGATTGAAGAGATGAGACAAGAAGAACTTTGGGAAGACTGGGAAGATAATGTCTAGTAAATTTATTGAAGAACTAAATTATGGTGATGCTTTTAGTTACAATAATTTGCTTTACGTTTTGACTACCGACTATAAAAAGAATAATGATAGGCTTTGTTTGTCTTTGATTGATGGTGGTTTAAGGTGGTTTAAACCAAACGAAATAGTAGAACCTACAAATCTATATACTATGGATAAAGATAATAATATTATCGCAATCAAAGAAAGCAAAAAAGAAAATGTGGCTAATCAAACTCAAAACATTCCTTAAGTCTCTTATATTTCATATTTATGCTGGCTCTCCTAAGAGTACCAAAAATGAAATTCTAGAAAGACTATCTTTTTGCACATCTTGCGAACACTTTAACATTAAGAAACAAGAGTGTGGCGTATGTGGGTGTGCTATTAGCGATAAAAGCATATTTATGAATAAACTAGCATGGGCTGATCAAGAGTGTCCTGTAGGAAAATGGAAAAAAATCACAAGAACGAAGGAGAAACAATGACAACAAAAACCCATCGCCCAAAGTATATCTTAACAAATGACGATATTTTCGAGTCTGTACAAAAAAGAATATCTGCTGGACATATGGGTTCGACAGTATTTGTTCCTCATGTTTGTAATAACATAGATCTATTTGGAGGAGGATTTGCAGCGCAAGTAGCATCCAGATTTCCAGAAGTAAAAGCCAACTACCACGTTCTTGGCAAAAACTTCCTTAAGTCAAATTTTGGTTATTCGCAAATTCTAAAAGTTAAAGAAGATAAAAAATACAAACATGGATTATACTTCATAAATATGATAGCTCAAAATGGTATCAAAAACCCAAATAATCCAAGACCAATAAATTATGCTGCTTTAGTCAGAAGTATGATACAAGTTTCGCAGCACATAATTAGTAACACTGGCTTTTCAAACAAGTCAGAAAATGTAGAAATTCATGCTCCTAAATTCGGAAGCGGACTAGCCGGTGGCGACTGGAATTTTATTAGTGATTTAATTGATGATATTTGGGGCAAATATACCGTATTTATCTATAATTATAAAAAGTAATTTGTTGATATGAATAAAATTATATCTTTTAGTCTTTGGGGCAATAATCCTAAATATACAATTGGTGCTATAAAAAATGCAGAATTAGCATTGTCTATCTATCCAGAATGGAAATGCTTATTCTTTATAGGATCAGATACAGATAAAGAGATTATTTCTAAACTTAAAGAATTCCCAAATACTAGCATTATACATAAATTGGGTGCTTGTGATTGGACTGGTATGTTTTGGAGATTTGAAACTTCTTACAATCCAGAAATAGATGTTTCTATTTTTAGAGATACCGACTCTCGACTTAATAGCAGAGAAAAACATGCCGTAGAGGATTGGCTCAACTCCGATAAAGCTTTTCATATAATGAGAGATCATCCTCATCATGGATTTCCAATTCTTGGAGGTATGTGGGGATATAAGAGAAAATCCAATTACGATTTAAAAAAGCTCTTTGATGCCTTTATCCCAAATAACTCTTATGGTACCGATTATGATTTCTTAGGAAATATTTTATATCCTATGATTGGAGACGATAAAATAGTTCATGATCCCTTTTTTGAAAATAAGCCTTTTCCAACAAGTAGAGAAGGCACAGAATTCGTTGGAGATGTTTATGATGAACATAATATTAGACATCCAGAGTTCTATAAGTTTTTGATATGAAGACATTAAACAATTGCGGATTCTACACTTTTACAACACACAAGCACATAGAGAGATGTTCTTGGATAGACGAAACATGGGCTAAGGATCAGCATATTTACCATATAACAGATAAAGTAGATACAAGAGAAAACTATATACATAGTACAGACGATCATTCTTATTCGTCTAGTATGTATAAAAATTTTTATGCGATGTATTATGCTTTAAATTATCATATAAATAAATTTGATTGGTTTTTCTTTATTGGCGACGATGTTTTTGTTTATGTGAACAATCTAGAAAAAGCGATAGAAAAACTGAATAAAGAAGACAATAAAATGTATGGAGAAATAGCAAATTGCTGGCCAAATGACAGAACGTTATTTTATGTTCTTGGTGGTGGAGGTATTTTGTTTAACAAGACATCCCTATCAGCATTTTGCAAATATAACCACTTTTCTATTACTGAATTACTAGATAGATTTATTTTTTCGGATGTTGCCATAGGCATTATTGGTAGAGATGCTAAAATTCAAAACGAAAATATTGCTGGGATATATTCACAACCACCAGAATTTTACAACATTACAAATCCTAATGAATGTATTTCTTTTCATTACATTAAGACAAAAGAACAATTTGACTACCTAAACTCTTTTAATATCTAAATACTTATGATAATTCATCATCATCTTGGTCTTGGAGATCATTTTGTTTGTAATGGTCTAGTTAATTATCTATGTAAAACCTCAAAAGAATCTATCCATTTAATTTGTAAAAAACACAATATAGACACTATAAGATACTTATATTCAGAGAATACCAAAATAACAGTTGTTGGAATTGATAGCATTAATGAAATATTAGAGGTAAATGAATATGCCTCAAAAATAGATCATAAAATTCTAAGAATCGGATTTGAATATTGCGACCCAAAGAGCTGGGATACTTCTTTTTACAATCAACTAAATATAGATTTTATAGAGAGATATAGATTTTTTAAGCTACCTCAAAAAAAACCGAAAAACCTAATTAGAGTTCCAGACTCTCCTTATATTCTAGTTCACAATCAAAGTAGTGATCAAAGATACAAACTTAATATAAATACAAATCTAGATATATTTTATATGAATAAGCAAGATGGATATCATCTTCTTTCCTATATAGATGTGATTGTAAATGCTGAAGAAATACATTGCATTGATAGCTCTATTTTTCATCTTATAGATAGTATTCCAAATACCACAAATAAATTATATTTCCATGATATAAGAAATTTTCCAGCGCATTTTAATAAATCAATAAAATGGGAGACAGTTTCATATGAGCATTAAAGGACAAATTTTAGAAAATTCATTATTCGCTGACTTTATTAATAAAACAATAAAAGAATATTCTCCAAAAAATATTGTGGAAATTGGAACCTGGAAAGGTCTTGGTTCTACAAAAAGAATTATTGATGCTATTACTGATAATAATCTTGACTCTAATTTTATTAGTCTAGAAACAAATAAAACATTTTATGATGAAGCAAAACAAAATCTAAAAGAATATACAGATCGTGTTAACTTAATTTATGGAAGAATAGTAGAGATTATTGATGTTGAAAATTTCGTCTTATCTCAAGAATTAAACTATCAAGAGCAAGGCTGGTTCCATGAAGATATTTCTAATTTTACATTGGCCCCTAATGTGCTTAGCTCTATTCCAGAAAAAATAGACTTTCTACTACTAGATGGAGGAGAATTTTCTACATATCCTGAGTGGTTGAAATTAAAGGATAGATCTAAAATTATAGCACTAGATGACACAAATACAACAAAATGCAGAAGAATTAAACAAGAAATCTTATCAGATAAAAATTCTGTTTACGAAATAATTATAGACTCTAATGATAGAAATGGTTTTATGTTTCTAAGAAAGAAATAATATTCATGAGTCAACAAATCTTAATTTCTGACGGAGAGATTCTCGACAGGTTCTCAATATTAGCTATTAAGCAAATAAAAATATCTGATAAAATAAAACTAAGTAATATAGAAAATGAGATTAGTCATTTAAGACCTAATTTTTTAAAGATTCTTAGCATAGATCCAGAAATAGAAATGCTATATAATAGTCTTAAGGATATTAATGAAAAACTCTGGATAATAGAAGATAGTATTAGAATAAAGGAAAAGCTTCAACAGTTTGATTCTGAATTTATTGATCTTGCGAGACGAGTATATATTACTAATGACAAAAGAGCAAATATTAAAAAAGAAATAAATCTGAAAACAAAATCATATTTAGTTGAAGAAAAATCTTATGAATAAAAATTCCAAATACATAGAAATCAACAAACTATCCCATCTCCACAACGGATCGTCTATTTTCTTTTGCAAAACAGATTACCTTCTTTCGGAATTTGAGAATATCAAAAACCAAAAAAATAATGTAATATTAATTACAGGTAATTCTGACTACGCAATCACAGATCAAATAGTAGATGCTGCACCAAAAAATATTAAAAAATGGTATGCTCAAAATGCACTATCTAATAATCCTATACTAGAACCATTACCGATAGGACTAGAGAACAAGCTACCTTCAGTCAGAGAAGGCCACGGTGTTGGCTATTTTGATAGAGCAAGTCTAAAAGAAAAGTTGCTAGAGAGGGCTAATTCAAATAATAAAGAAGCAAAAAAAAATATATATGCAAACTTTAATATTAATACAAATCCTATTCACAGAAATTCAATTAAAGAAATATGTCAAAAGGCGAGTTTTATTGACTGGGAAGAACCGAATCTTTCACTAGACTCTTTTTTTGATAAGGTATCAGAATACAAAATGATAGTATGTCCAGCAGGGAATGGGCTAGATACTCATAGGCTATGGGAAGTCCTGTACTGTAACAGAATACCCATTACGTTCAAGATGGCTAACTATAAGCTTTACGAGCTATACAATAAATTACCTATAATAATATTAAAAAATAATAAAGACTTAATGAATGATAAGCTTATAGAAGAGAAATATTCAGAATGTATCCATAAACAATACGACATGTCCATACTAGACATAGGTGCTTTGATTAACAAAATAGAGAGAGAAAATGATGAATAATAAAAAGATATACATAGAAGCTGGAGCTAACGACGGCATTTTTCAATCTAGGAGTTTAGACTTTATTGATAACGATCAATATTTTGGAATATTAGTAGAACCAGTATTGTATTCATATCAAAGATGCTTACAAAATAGATCAAATAATACAAAAATATACAATTGTGCTTTAGTAGATTTTGATCACAAAGAATCTACGATAGAAATTCATCATCATTCTTTGCATAGTGCTATGACAACTCTCATTAAATCTAGTGGGCAGTCATATCATCAAAATAGTAAAGTTCCGGCCAGAACGCTAGATTCCATTCTAGAAGAAAATAATATAATAAACATTGAAGCATTCTATCTAGATGTAGAAGGATATGAACTGAATGTATTGAAAGGAATTAATTTTTCTAAAAGAAAATTCAGCCTCATAGAGATTGAATGTCATGCTGGTCTAATTGATATTTCATTAGAAGAAGAAATTAATAACCACAACGATTTACTCTCCAAATATGGATACCTTTTATCTAGTCAAGTTAATGAAACTGGTGGCAACCCCAAAATAATTTTTAGGAATAAATAAGAGAAATTATGAAATCTCATAGAAAGTATAAATGTTCTTCTTTCTGTTCTTTTTTTAAAGGACAAAAATTTATCGAATCATATGTAGAAAATGTTTTAGAGCAAAGCATATTTAAAGACATAGAGTTCATATTTTTAGATTGCGATTCCCCAGAGAATGAAAAAGATATTATTCTACCATTGACAAAAGAATATGACAATATAAAATACTACAAATTAGATAAAGATCCAGGACTATATGCTGGTTGGAATACTGCTATTAAATTATGCTCAGCTCCTATTATAGGTAATTGGAATATTGATGATAGAAAAAATAAAGAGGGATTAGAAATATTATTAGAGCAATTTAATAAAGATCCAGATTTAGACTTAGCTTATGGTTTTACCTATGTTTCTCATATAGCTAATGAAAAATATAAAGACAATAGTTTCACAGAGATATATCCATACTTACCTCATTCTTTTACAAATCTACTAAGAAACAACAGTCCTCATTGTATGCCTTTATGGAGAAAGCGAATACATGAGAAAGTGGGTTTCTTTGATACTTCGTATAAGACAGCATCCGATGGAGATTTATGGTTGCGTTGCGCTGTCGCAGGCTGTAAGATAAGTATGATCAACCATCCGGTCGGGTTGTACTACGAGAACCCAAATGGCAGATCAACCAATCCTGAAACTCTCAAGGAAATGGTTGAAGAAGTTCAGAGTATGAGAGCAAAATATTACAATTGGATATAAATATGAATGATTCTTTAGTGATTATTTTTGGTTTAGCTATTGTTTTTGGTGCTATTAGTGGGTTTTTAGGAGAGGGAACATCAGTTCAACCTTCTAAAAATTTAATATCTTTTTTGTTTTGGGATAACTGAGAAATAAATGAATAGATTAAAAAACCAAAGAGTATATCTTGCTGGGGCTATGGATCGAGTACCAGACAGAGGAACTACATGGAGAGATAATATAACTCCATTTTTAGAAGAGATGGGTTCTATTGTTTTTAATCCTATTACCAAGCCGACTAACACGGGCTTGGAGGACAGTGATTCCCATGCTGTTAAAACCAAATTAAAACAAAAAGAGAGATATGATGAACTGGCAGAGATGATGAAGGTTATTCGTAGAGTAGATCTGAGATTAGTAGACATTAGTGATTTTCTAGTGGTCAATCTTAATCTAGATATTCATCCTTGCGGTACATATGAAGAAATCTTCTGGGCTAATCGTCAAAAAAAACCTATCGTGGTTCATATGGAGCAGGGTAAAATTAATGCACCAGACTGGCTTTTCGGCACCATCCCTCATCAAACAATTTTTTCTTCTTGGGACGATATTAAGGAATATCTATCTCATATTAATTCTTCAGAAAATATAGATACTTATAAAAGATGGTATTTCTTCTCAGTGTAGACTAATGCCCAAATACTATGTCAAATCAGGTCAGATTAAATTTGTGATAGATTCTTCTGATCATGTATCAGCTATTTTAGCAACCCTGAAATATTATAAGGGTAGAGGCATAATGACTGGACTCAAAATTTGTATCTCTGAAAATGGATTTGACGATTTTCATCAATGGACATGCTACGAAACAGATGAATATATGAGGAAAATATAAATGCAAAAAATTATCAATGAAATTAAACTGGATTTTGATGACGTATTGATTAGACCAAAAAGATCAACCCTATCTAGCAGATCAGAAGTTTGTTTGATTAGAGATTTTCACTTTAAGAACTCACCCAGAAAGTTCTCCGCTATACCCATAATAGTAGCCAATATGGATACTACTGGTACGTTTGGTATGGCAAATATCGTATGCGAGAATCAAGCAATGGTTGCTCTACATAAGCACTATAAGCCAGATCAGCTTATAGAATATTATTGTAGCAATAGCAATGATCATAAAGAGCTAACATTTTATTCAACAGGAACATCAACTTCTGATATTGAAAAACTAACATATGTTTTCAATGCTATTAAAAATAAAGGATGTTTACTCCCAAATATATGTGTGGATGTCGCTAATGGATATAGTGAAAAATTCGTAAAAACAGTAGCACATATTAGAAAATTATACGAAGAGATAGTAGTAATGGCTGGTAATGTTGTTACGCCAGAAATGGTAGAAGAACTTATTCTTCATGGCAAGGTAGATATAGTAAAGGTTGGTATAGGCCCAGGCTCTGTTTGTACTACAAGATTAAAAACAGGCGTAGGATACGCACAGATATCGGCTTGTTTGGAATGTTCAGACGCGGCGCACGGTCTTGGTGGACATATTTGCGGAGATGGTGGATGCAAACACGTTGGAGATATATGCAAAGCTTTTGGTAGTAATGCTGATTTTGTAATGTGCGGAAACTTTTTTGCTGGATGTGAAGAATGCGAAGGAGAATGGGAATACGAGTACCAAGCTGGAATAGGGGTAGCACTAGCTGAACCATTTTGGCAACCGTTTGATCCTGGCACCGGAGGTCCGAAGAGGAAAACAAGACTCAAATTTTATGGGATGAGTAGCAAAGAAGCCATGGAAAAGCACAATAATGGTGTTGCTAACTATAGAACAAGCGAAGGTAGATGTGTGAGCGTTCCGTACAAGGGACATGTTAAGGATACTCTACTGGATATCTTTGGAGGACTAAGAAGTGCTTGCACATATATTGGTGCGTCAAGAATGAAAGACTTTGGTAAAAAGACTACATTTACAATGGTTAATAACACTCATACGAAGACATACGACAAATGAATTTAAATTTTTCTGGTCCAATTAATCATACAGGATATGGTATATCTTCTTTTAGCATACTTAAAGAGCTTTCTAAGAAACACGATATAACATATTTCCCAAAAGGCAACCCGTCTGTTGAGAATCAAGAAGAATACGATTTTGTCAGTCTTTTAATGTCTAGACAAAATAGCTTTGATATAAATGCTCCATTCTTAAAAATTTGGCACCAATTTGATTTAGCAGACAGGATTGGAAGAGGCGGGTATTATGCTTATCCGTTTTTTGAGCTTGATACATTCAACGAGAGAGAGAAAAAACATTTATCGGTCCCAGATGAAATTTTTGTTTCTAGTAGCTGGGCTAAAGACGTAATTAAAAATAATGGTATTAACAGCACAGTATCTGTAGTTCCTCTTGGTGTTAATAGGTATATCTTTCATGAGAATATTCCAAGCCTCAGAACTGATAACAAATATGTCTTTTTAACTATTGGTAAGTGGGAAGTAAGGAAAAGTCACGATATTCTTCCGGAATTATTTAGAAAAGCTTTTGGCAACTCAAAGGACGTTGAGCTATGGATACTGGCAGCAGAACATACAAATTCATATTCCTCACCAGAAGAAATTACAAAATGGAAAGCTCTATATAATAGTCCTAATATAAGAGTTATTCCAGGAGTTGAGACCCAAAACGATGTAGCTAATCTAATAGCTCATAGTGATTGTGGACTATATATTAGTAGAGCCGAAGGTTGGAATCTAGAACTATTAGAAACAATGAGTATGAATAAACCAGTGATAGCAACCAACTACTCGGCACATACGGAATTTTGCAACGATCAAAATAGCTATATGGTGGAGATTAATGAAGTAGAACCTGCTTTTGACGCTAAGGCTTTTACTGGTCAAGGTAGTTGGGCAAAAATAGGACAACAACAAAAAGATCAAACTATAGAACATATGAGATATGTCTATAAAAATAATATTAGAGTCAATCCAGAAGGCATTAAAATGGCTAAAAAATTGTCTTGGGAGAACTCAGCCGATATAATTTCTAGGTGTATATTCTAAATAAGGAGACTCTTTATGCCAATACCGAAACCAGAAGAAAACGAAGACAAGCAAAAGTTTGTATCTAGATGTATGAGTGATTCCATAATGAAAAAGGATTACCCCGATACAAAACAGAGAGCCTCTATTTGCATGGGAGAGACTCAACAAAAAAATAAGTCTTCTTTAATAGAAGAAATACACGATTTCATACTTATGTCTAAAGCAGAGTATAATGATGAATGGGATGAATGGACATATATTTATGATCCAACGGACATATTAGATGAACAGGGACAAGTTATTGCTGAAGAAAAAGGTAAGAAGGTAACTTTAAATAAGCCCTTTAGAACTCCGGGTGGACCTAAAAAATTCTCGGTATACGTTAAAAATGAAAAAGGCAATACCGTAAAGGTTAATTTTGGTGATCCTAATATGGAAATTAAAAGAGATGATCCAGAAAGACGTAAGTCCTATAGAGCTAGACATAACTGTGACAGTCCCGGCCCCAAGTGGAAAGCCAACTACTGGTCTTGCAAAATGTGGTCCAAAACTAATGTATCAGATTTAACATAGGAAATTATCATGTCTCAATACCATAAAACCATATCGGAACTACTATCTGGACAAAAACCAGAAACATCAGCAACAGAGGAAACATCTATGTCGTCAGATACTCAAGATCAGACAAAAGCAGAAAATAATAATGTAATAGAACTACTCAAAAAGTCTCTCAACATCCACTGGCAACAAACCACAGTTCTTTCAGCACAAGCTGTACATCTACAAAGATGGGGATATTCAAAGCTCGCTGCTGTCATAAAAGCCGATGCTCTTGAAGAACATGAGCACGCTATGATTAATCTAACTAGACTAGAATTTTTTGATGTAGATTACCAGCCCTTAATGGTTCATCCACCGGCTTGGAAACGTCATGATATGGTTGCTATGATCCAGTACAACCTAGATTCAGTAAAAGAAGCAGCCATGGCAGAAAGAGAAACAATATCTGCTGCTAGAGCTATTGGAGATGAACTAACTGCAAACATTATGATTCCTCTACTTCAAGGCAGCGAAGATGGTATTGTTTTATATACTGGTTTTCTAAAATTAATTGAAGAAATGGGCTTAGACAATTTCTTGAGTATACAAATATGATAAATCTTAATTCTCTATTAAAATATAAAGAAATAGAAAACTTAGGATATGATACTGTATACGTAGAAAAACCAGTAGCCGATTTAGTTGATTTTGATTGGAAATCCATATTAGATCAACCACCAGAGAATAATAGTAAAGAGACGCTCTCTGAATTAAAGTTAATTTCTAAGGAAACCCTAAACAGAACGAATAAAGATATTGAATTGGTAAAAATTATTGATCAATACCCAGAAAAACTATTCATGGAGATAACAGACAGGTATAGTCTAAAGTATCCGGCTGAAAAAGTTGAAGAGTTTTATTCCTTAATTAAGCCAATTCTGCTTAACATAAAATCGCTTTGGAATAGACCAAGACCAGCACAATTAGCTAAATATTTTAATATCCCTATTGATGTCATCGTAACAGACACTCACCATACTGCCGCATATCCTTCTGGTCATACGGCATATAGCAAGTTGATTTCTTTGATAGTTAAAGATACTTATCCTCAAATTAGTTATGGTGAATTAAACAAAATTGTTGATCAAACAGCAAAAGCTAGAATTATGCAAGGGGTTCACTACCCCTCTGATAATATGGCATCCTTGGAATTAGTGCAATTTTTATTCGACAAACTCCAACCCAAATTAAAAATATCATGAAAGAAAATAAATCTAAGATACTAGATATGCTAAATGAACAGTTCAGTAAAGCCGAGATCAACAGCATGAATACTGTTGAAGAAAATCAAAAGATTAACCTAGAACTTAACAATAATAACATATCAGAGAATGAAGTAGATGATGAGTCTAACAGTGGAGACTATGATGAATCCTATAAAGATCAATTTTTGGGAATGTCCATATCTTCTTTAAGAAATATTTTGGATAATGCTAATCGTATACTATCGAATCTTGAGAATCCTACAGTACAAGAAAACTTGACAGCCTCTTGGCTTCAGGGTATGATTGCGGTTGTTGAAAACAATATGAGTTCGGTTCACGATTTTGTAATGTTTTCAGATCACGATGACGATACTTCTAGTGACGCATCAAATAAGCGTCCGGGACTCTGGGAAAATATTCGCAAGAAAAAAGAAAGAGAAGGGAAAAAATACAAGCCTGCCAAGCCCGGAGACAAGGATAGACCTGATACGGAAACGTGGAAGAAATTAACAAAGGACAGCAAAAAATCATAATAGATGTCTATTAGGATAGTTTGAGGTCAAAACATAATTAGGAATTTAAATGGAAACTAAACAGTTTGATAGTTTGTCTACTTATATAGCTCTAGCAAAGAAAACCATCTCTAAATTTGGGCCAAAGTTTTATAACGGTCTTTCAACAGAGATGCTAAAAAATGAAGAAGCTATTTCTGATGTTGCTACTGCTTTGATGTATGCCGATTGGAGATTTGATGCTGATAGGCCAGGGAAGTCTGGACAAAAAAAGACACTCTATTCTTATAGGAATCAGTGTGCTATTTGGGCGATTAAAACATATGTTACTAATAAATATAAAAGCAGAAAGCATTTAAGTCTTGATCACGATGCTGGTAATGATCAAAAGCTTGATGGTATGATACCAGACACTAGACAGCAATCCCCTATAGATTCGTTAATTGAACAAGAGTATTATACTAATCTAGAGCATGACATAGAGCAATTATTTAATAACGATACTCTATCGTCAAAACAAAAGCAGCAAATTGAAATGTATTATTTTCAGGATAAGACATTATCTGAGATAGGTAAAGAGTTTGGAGTATCCAGAGAAGCTGTTCGACAGAATATCAAAAGAGGATTAGATATTATTAAAAATTTTGACAGGTGCGAAGTTTAATCAAATGTATAAATACATAACCGATTGGATTTCTTATTTTAAGACTAAACCCCCTAGTGATGGAAAAATAGAAGATAATGAAATTTATATTGGGGCTTTGTCTTTCAAAATAACCTCTGAATCTGATATAGATGTAATGTGTGCATTGCCAGATCTAAAAAATGCCAGCACAGAACAGATATCGTCATTAGCTGAAAAATATGCTGATTTTTTATTGGCTATTAATGAAGGATACTTAAAAGACGATATAATTAAAATTATACAAAAAAATGTTGACGCTGGAACTGATCCAAAAGATACTTTATTTTTAGAAAATATGCTGTTTTATTGGGCCTTAGCTCACGTAGAATCTCAAAAAAGGAAAAAGAATAAAGAGAAAAAAGATCAGCCTGTTATTAGGCCTATTTCTGTATTTAACCGTCCCTGAATTGAAAATATGCCCCGATACATTACTATAACGTAGGGTGTATTTCCTATTGATTTAAGCCTCTTTCAGAGACTAAGAGTATCAACATGAACGGAAAAGAAAATCTTATCATATGGCAAAAATGGGCCGATCCATTTGGAGATGACGATCATCTGGATCAGCTTATAGATAGTCTTGAATCAGAAATGGCAGATGATTATTCTAATTTTATAGATGAAGACTCTCAGGCTCAAACAGAAGAACCTACTGAGAAAAAATCAATTGTGAAAAGCCATAAAAATATTAGAGTAATGGCAACGCCTATGGGTATAATTCCAGTAACAGAAAATACGGCTAGTGGTAAAATCTTTAATTTTTGGACAGGTCATACAAACTTCAATATTACCAGAAGAATAGTTGGTCTTATAGAAGAAACTGAAGGAGTTGAAACATTGGATATTTTCACTAGATATAGATTTAGAATATCTGTTGGAAAAGCATTTGATGATTCAAGTGTTATGAGACGTATAAACGATAATGTCTATTCCTACCTAGAGTAAAATTAAATGAATAAAGAACCAGACATTTCATTAATACATAGTCATGGAATAGATATACAGAATAGAGAAATATATTTACATTCTTATATGTCTGACAATGAAGAAGAATCTGGTATAGACTACAGATGTTCTGTCACGTTTGAGAAAAATCTTCGCTATTTGAATCTTTTGTCATTAGAGCCTATTCTAGTTCATATGCACTTGCCAGGAGGACATTGGCAAGATTGTTTAGGAATGTACGACGCTATAAAATTATCAAAAGCTAAAGTTATCATCCTAGCTTATGCCAAAGCAGAATCGTCTAGCAGTGTTTTATTGCAAGCTGCGGACTTAAGAATATTAATGCCAAACACGAATGTTCTAATTCATTATGGTTCATTTAGTGTCGATGCTGAACACAGCAAAGCTGCGGCCGCAGGCGTACAATGGAATGAAAGAGAGTGCGATAAGATGATTGATGTATTCACTGATAGGTGTATGAATAGTAGTATATGTAAAGAGAAAAATTGGAAGAGAATGATGGCAAAAAAACACATCGTTTCACAATTGGCTAATAAATGCGATTGGATTTTAACCTCAGAAGAAGCATTATATTATGGCTTTGCTGATGGTGTTCTTGGTAGCAAAAAATTTCCCAACATCGACTACCTTAAAACTTGCATCAAAAGAAAAAATTAATGTATATCGAATATGCCTGCTATGATTATTCACTATCTGATGAAGAGATAAAAAATAATGTAGCTCTAGCCATTCAGCTAGGAGTTAAACATTTCGGACTGCATTACATCAACATATCTTTGATTAAAGGTCTCATAGAAGAGCATGGCTTATCTATATCTTCTCCTTTAGATTATCCTTATGGATTATTAGACTCTAAAAATAGATTATCGACTATAGGTTCTGCTATAAAGGCTGGAGCAAAAACTATTGATTTAGTCGCCCCTGCTAAGTTTATAGCAAATAGAAAATATGACAAATTACGAGATGATATTAAAAATAGTTTAGTATTATGTCAAGAAAATAATGTTGATCTGAGATATATACTAGAATATAGAGTATTCAACCACGAAACATTAGCCAAAACTTGCCAAATTTTTAAAAGTCTTGGTATTGAATATGTCATGCCTTCAACTGGACATATGTTAGACGATATCAATGATAACATAATTGCATGTAAATATCTATCCAGTAAATCTAAAATACAGACTATTTGTAATGGCAATATTTGGATAGAAAAACAGGCTGAATCATTGAGGAGTTCAAATATTTATGGAGTAAGGCTACACCACATACCCTCTATAGCGCTTTTCTTGAAAAATAATAGTCTTTAATTAGGTTTTGGGGTATATCTAGTAGAACCATCACCACTTTCAATAATGGAGATTAAAATGGCCGAAATGCAACAAAATAGTGGAGCTGTCACAGGCACATCAACCAAAAACAACGGCGGGTCAATTATAGCTGGTGGTACAAATCCAAGCAGAAATTTGATCAAGAAAAGTCCAAAAGGTTATGATGTTGGAGTATTCGGTTCTGTGGTTGTTGAGAGTAGTCTAGTAGGTAACGCAAAAGCCGTTAGCGCTGGAACATTTTCTCACAATCATGTCAAGCCCTTAAGTGCTAAGGTTACAACAGAATTAGCCGGCGTAAATACTAATGCTTTACTAAAAGCAGACAATAAGGTTACTAGAAGTATCCACAAGATTGAATCTGTAGTTACTAATAGAACAGCTACAGCTTTTAGAGCTGGATTCAACTTCTATACCGGTAGATTTGTTGGTAGTGTCACAACCGCTACAGATAGTCTTGGTAGTGACGGTGCTGCTAATCCAACAGCCGCAGTTCCAGGTAAATTAACTTATCAAGTAGGTAATGATGCTACTGTTGTCGCCTATAAGGCAAAGACTTCTGCTTAATATAATTTATTGTAATATATAAACGACATAAATAAGCCAATGATGCGTAAAGTGTCGTTGGCTTGTTTACTTTATAGAAAGACCAACCCATGTCAGAAAACATTATTCATTTCTGGGAGAATATTGCAACCACTAGTATCGGTATAATTGTTACTATGGTTGGTTTTTGGGTGGCGATAGGAAGAAATATGGCCACAAAATCAGAAGTATTAGTAATGATTGAAACTCAATCACCATATCTTCATGATAAACAATTTATTATGGAAAGATTAGCTTCTAATAAAGAAAGTCAAGCAGCTTTTGCTCTAGCTCTTCAAAGAAACACAGAAGTTATGACAGAACTAAAAATTCAAATAGCGATGCTTGGTAAAACCCTAGAAGCTTTAGAAGATAGAATAGAAAAATAAACTAAAATTTTCCTAAAATCATATTTCACGGAGAACAATATGGCTCAAATTCAACAAAACGGATCTAATGTAACAGGCAACTATTTTCAAGGAACTTCGACTAAAAACAAGGGAGGATCTGTTGTTAGTGGAGGTGCTACTTCACAAGAGTTAAGTATTCGTTCTTCTAATAATACTAGTGTAGGAGTTTTTGGATCTACTGTTGCTAATAGCAATATTGTAGGAAATACTAAAGCTCTATCGTCCGGAACATTTTCTCATAATCATATCAAGCCCTTAACCGCTGGCGTAACATCAGAACTAGCAGGAATAAATAATGCGAATGCTTTTAAAGCATCAAACAATACCAATAGAAGTGTCAATAAACTAGAAAATATTATCACAAACAATACTGCTTTTTTGTTTAGAAATAATGGCTTTAACGTCTCTACGAATAAATACGTTGGAACAGTAAATGATCAAAATGATGGTTTTGGATCTGATAATTCATCTAATACTAATTCTAGCACTAGTAATAAAGTTGCATACAAAACAGGTAAAAATAGACCAGTTATAGATAATCGTGTAGAAAATTTTGTATCCACCCCAGACAGCACATCAACTCCGTCGCCATCTTCAAATATTAGTCCCACTCCCACCCCCACAGTTACTTTAACTCCAAGTGCTTCTCCAGTGGGTTTGGTATCTACAAATAGTGCCAACTATAATAATTGTGCAGGTAAGCCTTCTAGCGTAGGTACCAACGGTCGAAGCAGTTATTATGGAACATATGATATGTCTGGTAATATTTGGGAATGGCTAGAGACGGGAACAGACGCAAACAACAAGGTTTTAAGAGGAGGCAATTACGATTATGATGCTTCCTACATTACATCATCTGCTAGAAATTATACAGATAAAACTTCTGCTAATGACTTTTTTGGCTTTAGAATAGCTGCGTCATCATTACCTTCCGTTTATCCTAATATGGTATTGGTTGGAGACGTTAATAATAGTGCGGACTCTAGTGGATACGGAGCATTATCATATCAATACTATATAGGTAGATATGAAGTTACAAATAGTGACTATGTAGAGTTTTTAAATGCTGTGGCACAAACGGATTCCAATGGGCTCTATAATAGCTCTATGAATTCCTTGTCTGTAGGCGGCATTACCAGAACAGGATCTGTTGGAAGTTACCAGTATGCTGCAAAAACTAACATGGGTAATAAACCAGTGAATTTTGTAAGCTGGGCAGATTGCGCTAGATATTGCAACTGGCTATGCAACAACAAGCCTTCTGGTGCTCAAACATCTAGTACTACAGAAAACGGAGCTTATGATATGAGCTTATCCAATCCTCCACGTAACAATAGCGCTGTTGTTTTTATTCCAACCGAAAATGAATGGTATAAGGCAGCTTTTTATAAGGGCGGATCGACTAATGCTGGATATTGGTTATATGCTACTCAAAGCAACACAGCGCCTAATTGCGTTAGTGTTAATACTTCCGGGGACGGTATACCTGTTTAATCAACAAAAATATTTAAAACAAAAGAGGGAATAGAATTATGAATTTTGTACTTAAAGATACGTTAACTATTAATAATTTCATCGTCAAGCTATATCATAAAACTAATGAAGATATAGATATGTCTATTGTTAATAGTGCTCTAGTAGATACTGTAGCATTAGACTTTCCTAATAAGATCATAGAAAGACTAGAAAATATTGCCGGTGTATCTAAAGTAGAGATATACAATAGCAACAGCGAGTTGTTAATTAATAGTGAAAAAATAACCCTATAAATTTGGAGAATAAATTATGCCAAGACCATTCACAGATATTACAACATCAATTAGTTCTAATCCAATTAAAAATGGCACAGTAATAGCCTCTGCTACTTTTACAGGAAAATATGCTTTAAATAATAGTCATGTTAAAAATACGCCAGTAATATCCAGCATATCTTCTAAGTATGGCAATAGATTCTATAATGGTATTTTTGTTCAATTGGTTGGCGATCAAACAGTAGTTGGGGGTTAAATGAGTATTAAAAGAATAAATGAATTTCCAGAAGGTAGCGGTAATCTAAGTTCAGATGACGTTTTTCTATTTATGGATAATCCTGCAAATAGTGGAGTCACAAGAAAAGTTTCATTAAATGAACTAAGTAATGCTATAGGAGTCGTAGGTTCTTCATCGGATAGATTAATTAAAGACAACAAAGAAGTTATACTTAATGGAAATGGTTTTTTAACATTACCTAGCGGTAGTATACTAAGTGAAACAAATAATACAGTATCCTTAATGCCTCCAACAGCAGCTTCCGGACAGAGCTTGGTAATTCGTCCAACCGTAGCTCTTTGGCTAATTACTTCTAGTAATTATATCGAATATGGCAATCCTATAACTATTTCAGTAACCCTACAAAGCTGGTCTTATTTTGGAACAGTCAATTATGTTATTACTGGAACCGGAGTAACTGAACAATCATTAGGTCGAGCACTAACCGGAAAGTTAACTTTCTCAAGCGTCTCTGCTCCAGACACTGAAACTATCACTTGGACCATACCAGCTAATAGTAGTATCAACGAATTTACTCTTACATTAACAAGTGTTGATGGAACAAGACCGGGTCCAGAGGTTGCAGACGCAAACCTTTATCCGACACTATATTACAATTTTGAAGAATCTAATGGAATGCCTACTGGTCAATTCATTACTGTAACTAATAATGGAATATCTAGCTCAGAACATAGTCACGTTCATCTTGTATCAGGAGATCCCTCAACAGTTGATATTTACTTAGGTGATGATGATCAATATGTTAAGATCGAAAAAGATGGTGGCGATGTTATTATCGGTACTGACTTAAATACTCATCTCTGGACTTTTGATACGGATGGTAAGCTAATATTACCAGGAGGATATGCTCAAGTTGTTGTGGAGAACGATAGTGGAGTTCGTATTGGAACAGCGGGAACTAATGTTGCTCCTAATAGCCAAATTAAAATTGGCGGTGCTGAACATGCGTTTGAAATCTTCGGAGGGCCTCCTGGATATAGCTGGGCGTTTGATGGAGATGGTGAACTAACATTACCAGTTAGTGGTAGTATAACATTCCCAGATAATACAACCCAAACTTCTGCTGGTATACCAAGCAATACTGGATTGGCTCCAAACTCAGTTAGTATTACTAATATGGTTAGTATATCTCAAGCAAACTATGATGCTCTTATTACTAAAAATCCTACTACTTTGTATGTTATTTCATAATGTCTATATTTTTCAACAATTTTGAACTATCTTCTATTAAATTAGGAAACACCAATGTTTCTAAAATATTCTTAGGCGAAAATTTAGTATTCTCTCTGTGTCCCGATTCAACTTCTAGTGTTAAGATGACGGGATGGGTTTCTGGTGATCGAATTCTTGCTCCTATAGGATACGCCCCTTATGGGCGTGAGACTTATATATACGGTGATGAGGTTGTCCGTTATGAAACGGGCGTATGGCTCTATATGAACACTAGTGTAGAACTTGCTAGAGCATATAGTTACGCAGAATGGCCTTGGTTAGTAGATTGGCCATCCCCATATGCTGCTGAGAAAGTTCGTCAAGACGGCACATCATGCATATAATGATGGCATTATTGACTGTCAGCGAATTTGTTGACTAAAACAGATAATACTAATTGGTGTATTATATTTTTAGATGTATAAAGTTATCTTTAATTGGAGCTTAAAATGGTAAAACCCGGCTATAGAACTAGTGAATTCTGGTTTACTTTTGTGAGCTTTCTATTTAGCGGATTATATCTGGTCGGATTACTAGATAGTAATACTCAAAAAGAAAATTTAATTCAAGAAACTAGCAGAGGCTTAGAAGCTACTATTCTTATTATTGGACAATTAATGGTTTTGTTTAAGTATGTCAAAGGAAGAACTGATCTAAAGAAAACTTGGTGGAGTACCGCAACTCCAGAAGAAAGAAAAGAAGCTAATAAAGCTAATGCTAAAAAAAAGAAAAAAAAGATAATTCCTAAAAAACCAGTAGCAATTCCTTCAAATCAGAATAAAAATTGATCTTTTTTGGATCGGTGTATTTAATAAATAGGAACAAGAAAGAGATTTAATATGAATACAATATTGTCTAATCAAGCTTTAAGTATAGAATTATCTAGTAGACTAGAAACATTAATTAATCAAGTTAAGGTTTCTTTTTCTAATAATAAAGCTGTTGCAGTAAATCAAGCGTGGGGGATTTTGCAATTAGCAGTAGCAGAATCTGTTCAAGCTATTGAGGATAATAATCCTTCTCTTAAGGGATCAAATAAAAAAGAAATTGCTTTGAGTATGATAAGTAATTTTTACGATAGGGTTTTTTTAGTAGTAAATATCCCGTATGTTCCGGCGATGTTGCAGCCTATTATACAGAAGTACATCAAGGCTCTTCTGATGTTATTGGTAAGCTCAACCATAGATTCTATGGTAGAGATTTTCAGAAAAACTGGAATATTTGTTGATCCAAATACCGTTATTGATCCAGTAGTTGACAATGTGCCAAAGGTTTCAGATAAATAAAAAAGGAAATATCAAATGAATTTTACAGAAAGCTTCCAAGAGTTTAGTAGCAAGTTGAGCACAACGGATTTGGCTCTTTATGCCGGTGTCGGTCTTGTATTATGGGTTTTGTTTAAGGATAAACTTAGTCCAGTACAAAAACTCCTTGCGGGCTTAGTGGATAAGTTCAAGGGTGCTGGTGGCTCTGCGTTGCCAGTAGTTACAGTGCCGTCAGTATCTCCAGTGGTTGTTCCAAAGAGAACTGATGCTGAGGATACCTTTTTTAAGTTAGTAGTTTCGTGGAAACAAACTCGTGACCTAGCTGTTCAGAGTGGTTGTGCTGAGGCTGTTAAGGTTGCTGATCAAATGTTTCCATTTTTAAGTCCCAACGTATGCAAAAAAAATGAGGATAAGGTATCATGAGTCAAAAAAATATATTACTAGGATTAGCCGCTTTATTAATTGTCGTCGGTCTGCTTAAGCCAGAGTTTTCAAATATCCTTGGTCCAAACAAACCAGTCGCAGTAGATGTCTTGGAATTACCAGTACCAACAAATGAAGCAGTTAAAAAAGAAGCAGATGATGTTGTTACTCTTCTAAAAGAAGCAGGGGCTAAAAGCGATGCCAGAAGACTAAGAGACCTATACATTGATCTTGCAAAGCTTGTTGAGCTTGATGGAGAAGATGAAGTTGTTAAGAGTACTGAAGAAATTCGTCAAGCTAATAGTTTGGCTGGTGTTATGCTTAGACTAGATATTAAAGGTAAGTATCCTGATCTAGCTAAAGAAACAAAAGAAGTAGTAGTAGCTTCAATTGGAGATGATCAAATTCTTTTATCTAAAGAGCTAAGAACTAAGGCCGTAGAAGGTCTTAATGCTTTAGCTTGGGCCTGTAATCAAGGATCAAAATAATGCCAAGACTCTCTCCGAAAGAACTATACGATAATTATCGCAAAGGATTCAGTGGATGCATATGGGAGCAGCATGTATATGACCATTTGATGGAAACTTCCAAGTATCCGTTATTTGGTGATGCCAGCAAAAGAATTAGTGGTAGTGGTAAAGGGAAACTTTCAACACCATACAAAAGCGTGTTAAAATTTGATAAGAATCCTTATAATGAAAGACAAACTACTGGAGATTGTGTGAGCCATGGAACACGAAATGCTTGTGATGTTACGCGAGCCGTAGAAATAGATATACACAATGAGAGAGAGGATTGGATAGCAAAAGGAGCAACAGAAGCTATTTATGGAGCAAGGGGGTTTTCTGGAGAAGGCATGAGTTGCTCTAGGGCAGCAGAGTTCGTTAGTAAGATCGGTGGAATAGTAGTAAGAAAAAATTATCCTGGGGTTGCTGACTTTAGCAAGTATAATGGTAGTCTAGGTGCTGGTTGGGGTGGTCGTGGATTACCAGATAAGGTAATAGACACAGCCAATGATCACCAAATCAAGACCGCTTCATTAATACGAACAGTAGAAGAAGCTAGAGATGCTCTTGCTAATGGCTATGGACTAGCAGTATGTTCTAATTATGGTTTTAGTAATACAAGAGATAAAAAGGGATTTGCTAGAACGTCTGGAAACTGGGGACATTGCATGGCTTGGATAGCATGTGATGATACCGGTAGCGAGCCAGCATTTCTAGTCCAAAATAGCTGGGGTAAATGGAATGACGGAGGACATCCAGAATGGGGTCCAATTCCAGATGGGTCATTTTTAATCCATGCTGATGTAGCAGCTGGTATGTTGTCTGCTAATGGATCTTATGCCTTTAGTGGATTTGACGGTTTTCCTCTCCAAAAGCTACCAAGCTACGGATTTGAAGATTATCTATAAAATAATTTAGCTAAAATAATCGAAAATAGAAATTGGTGTATTAATACATATACCTTCTTTCTACAGAGATTATTTCTATGAGACTAATAGATAGAATAGCTCTAAATAGAGCAATACACATGCTTCTAGATTTTATCTTAGCTATTGTTAAGATGTTTGATAAAAGCACTCCAGAAAATAAGCCCGATGGTCCTGTTAAGCCAAAACCATCACCTAAACGCAGACCTTTAAAAGATCTGATAGATAGTATAGTTCCATGGAGAGAACAAAAATGAATAAATTATTTGTTGGTTTATTTTGCGCTGGACTATTGTTTGCCCAATCGTCCTACTATGGCTCAACAACAGCCCCAGTAACTCTTGCTGGAGGCATTATTAAAGCAAAGCATGTACAAGAAGTATCACAAAAATATAAAAGAAAAGACTGTCCAGTTTGTAAGGGAAAAGGTTGGTATATGAGTGGTGATGGTATTTTAAAAATTGATTGCACATATTGTGAGCCGGATAAGGGATCCTTATCAATAGGAACAATTAAATCAATAGCTCCAACACCAAGAACGTACCCTGCCCCAGTAAATTGTCCAAATGGTAATTGTCCAATTCCTAAAACATCAAGGAGATAGTAACTATGGCAGATAACGAAAAGCTGAAAGCTATAGCTATTAAAATTCTAGAAAAATCCACTGTGCCCAAAGATAATTTATATGGATTCGCTATTGTTACCATCCTGATGATCATCAGCATAATTTTAACTTGCGTAAGAATACTGCAAGAGTGCAATAAGAATAAACTAACAGCTCAATCTACAGCAGAAGATAAATATGCGATGTATAGTGAACAGCTACATACTTTCAGCGAACGTAGGGGATGGTTCACCAAAATGAAAATCAAGAAAATTTTAAGAAGAGAAATGAAAAAAGAAGATTATGAAAAATATTCTTTAGCAATACTCAATGCTTTGTTAGAGACAGGAGAAGTTCTCACGGAGGATGAAGTAGTTACTTTAGTGGAGGCAGCAAATGTTTAATATAATAGTATGGTGTGTTTATGGCTTATTTGTCGGTTCAATAGCTAAAAGTATAGTGCCCGGAGAAGAAAATTTCGGTTTCTGGAAAACTATAGCTTTAGGGGTTGCAGGATCTTACTGCGGAGGTATAATAACCTATCTGCTGGGCATGACTCCACTACAACCTACCGGGATAGTGATGGGAGTAGCAGGAGCAATTGCTTCCTTAGTGTTTTACAAAAAGCTATTAGAAAAATAATCGACTCTATATAATGAGACCAATCTGGACGGACTATTTCTTGGGATTAGCGAAAGTCGTTTCCCAAAGGAGCCATGACATACACACTCAACATGGTTGTGTTATCACGGATCAAAATAATAGAATACTAGGAGTAGGATATAATGGATACCCAAGAGGCTTAGATGATACTAATCTGCCAAAGAATCGTCCAGATAAATATCCTTGGATGGTTCATTCTGAAAGAAATGCTCTATCTAACTGTGTTGTTAGACCAGATGATGGCATAGCATATGTTACTGGTCAATGCTGTAATGATTGTATTATGGCTTTATGGCAGGAAGGCGTTCAAACAGTTTATATGTGTGATGATCATGGAACACATTTATTTGATGACAATGCTAAAAAAATATTTGATACTTTTGTAGAGATGAGCGGAATAAAAATTATTAAAGTAGCACCAGACCTGTCTTGGCTAAAGAGTCTTTGCGGTGTAATATGAATGTACAAAGTTTATTTTTTTATCTGTCAATATTTTATTTATTATATCTGGAATATATCGGTGATCCTAATGTTAATAAGCAGTTTCACATCACCGTCATCCTCGGCCTCATTGCATTACTAAATAGGAGATAATATGTCTGCACTTCAAGAACTACAAAACTATACATTCGTTAGTAAATATGCTCGTTGGTTAGAAGATAAGAATCGCAGAGAAACCTGGAAAGAGGCTGTTGATAGAGTACGTGAAATGATGCATACTCAATATGATTCTTTTGGAATAGCAGAAGATATTGATTGGGCATATGATATTATGTATAAGAAGAAGGTTCTCGGTAGTCAAAGAGCATTACAGTTCGGTGGAGATCCTATCTTAAAACGTCATGCCAAAATATATAATTGCACAGCAAGTTATTGTGATCGTTTAAGATTTTTTCAAGAATGTTTTTGGTTATTATTGTGTGGGTCTGGTACTGGATTTAGTGTGCAGAAACACCATGTTGCTAAACTACCGACACTAGAACACGAAGTAGAAAGTGATCAAGCTGTTAAATATGTAATTGATGATAGTATTGAAGGCTGGGCGGATGCTTTAGGAGTTCTATTAAGTTCATACTTCAGCAAGCCTGTCGAAGAGTTTAAACAATACAAAAACTCCCACATTGCATTTGATTATTCCAATATTCGTGCAAAGGGATCATCACTAGCGTCTGGTGTTGGTAAAGCTCCTGGATATGAGCCATTAGCTAATGGTCTTGAGAAGATCAGAGCTTTACTAGATAGGTGTATCCGCAATGGACAAAAAAAGCTAAGACCTATCGATGCTTATGATATTGTTATGCATAGCAGTGATGCTGTTTTATCTGGTGGAGTTAGAAGAAGCGCATCTCTAGCACTATTTAGTCATGATGATGACGAGATGGCCAAAGCCAAAACAGGTAATTGGTATGTAGAAAATCCACAAAGAGCCAGAAGCAATAATTCTGCATTACTTCTAAAGAGCGAAACTACTTTTGAAGAATTTTCCGGTTTAATGCAATCAGTGAAAGAATTCGGAGAGCCGGGTTTTATTTGGAGTGAATCAACAGAGATGATATTTAATCCTTGTGTTGAAATTGGAATGTGGCCTATTGATGAGGCTAGTGGCAAGAGCGGATGGCAAGGCTGCAATCTCTCCACAATCAATTGCTCTAGCGTAGACGATGAGGAAGATTTCTATGAGAGATGCAAAGCAGCAGCTATTATAGGAACGCTACAGGCTGGTTTTACCAAGTTAGATTATCTTGGACCAACTAGTGAAAAGATTTTTGAAAGAGAAGCTTTGCTTGGAGTTTCGTTAACTGGAACTATGGAAAAGCATGATCTTGTATTGTCAGAAAAGACATTAACTAAAGGTGCAAAAATTGCTGTAGAAACTAACAAGCAAATTTCTAAAAAGATTAATATAAATCAAGCAGCAAGAGTGACATGCTTGAAACCAGAAGGAACATCATCAAGTATGTTGGGTACTAGCTCTGGTATTCATCCACATCACGCCAAACGATACATACGTCATGTTCAAGCCAATATTTTAGAGGCACCATACCAACACTTCAAGAAAGTAAACCCGCAAGCCTGCGAAAAATCATCGTGGTCTGCGAATAATACTGATGAAGTAGTTAAGTTTCCAATAGAAGTACCAGATGGTGCTAAACTAAGAAATCAATTACCAGCAGTAGAAATGCTCTCTGTTGTAAAAGAAACACAAAAGAACTGGGTTCACTCTGGTAAGAATAGATCATTATGCACACAAGAGTATTTGAGTCATAATGTGAGTAATACTGTCACAGTTAAACCAGACGAATGGGAATCTGTAACCAAATACATTTACGATAATAGAAAGTATTTTGCAGGCATATCCTTGATTCCGCAAAGTGGAGATAAAGATTATCCTCAAGCTCCTTTTACTACAGTATATACGAGCAGAGAAATTGTTAAAGAGTACGGAGATGCTGCTTTGTGGTGTTCTGGACTAATAGAACTTGGTCTCAATTATTTTAATAATAACCTATGGTCTGCTTGTGATTATGTTAGTTTAAATCAAGGTAAAGATGGTGACGATGAAAATAAGCTTATATTCGCCGTCAAGATGAAAAATTTTGCAGGTAAATACTTTGATGGAGATGTTAGAAGATTAACATACTGTATGAAAGACGTTTATAACTGGAAGATCTATTGTGATCTGTACAATAGTTTTGGTAAAGTAGATTATACTCAGCTATTAGAGACTGAAGATAATACTGCTGGTATTGAAGAAATTAGTTGTGCTGGAGGAGCTTGCTTACTATAATGCCAGTATTTTTTAAAAAACTAGACCCCAAAGCTAGCCTACCATCTAGAAACAATGTGTCTGATGCTGGGGCTGATTTGAGATCAATAGAGAGTATCATAATACCTCCATTGTCTCGTGCCCTTATTAATACAGGATTGTCTTTAGAGATTCCTTATGGATTTTATGGAAGAATAGCTCCAAGATCGGGACTTGCCGTTAAATATGGTATTGATGTATTGGCTGGGGTTGTAGATAGTTCTTATCGCGGCCCTCTCGGTGTGGTTCTATATAATACAGACAAAGAAAAAGAGTTTGTTGTCAATGTTGGAGACAGGATTGCACAGATTATATTTGAACAACATTGGAACTTTAAAATGGAAGAAGTATCCGAACTGTCAGATACTAGTAGGTCAAATAATGGATTTGGCTCTAGCGGTATAAAATAACACAACTACAGTTAACGGTGTATTATAGTACTAGTTGGCACCTATCCTCTGTAGTTAAAGGGCGTAATTTGAGAAAAAAAAATAGCTCTAAGAAAAGACCAAAGGTTATCGACGCTACGAATGAAATTCAAATTCCTTCAGCTTATAGAAATAGGCTTAAACCAAGAACAGAAAATCAAAAAGAATATATTAGAACAGTAGCAGAAAACACTATAACCTTTTGTCAAGGTGTTGCTGGTAGCGGTAAGACCCATATCGCTATAGGCATGGCTTTAGAATACTTGCTTGATGAAAAAATTAAAAAGATCATCATTACAAGACCAGTTGTAGAATCTGGAGAAAAGATAGGATACCTACCCGGTACGGCAGAAGAAAAACTGCATCCTTATCTACTACCTCTATTAGACGAAGTTAATCACTTCATTCCATCAGCACATTACAACAGTTTAAAGACAAATAACAGAATTGAAATTGTACCACTAGGTTTAATGAGAGGTCGTAATTTTCATAATGCTTTTATAGTTGCCGATGAATGCCAGAATGCTTCATATGATCAACTCAAAATGTTATTAACCAGAATAGGTAATAACAGTAAAATGGTATTAACAGGAGACGTTAGTCAATCCGATCTACATAGACATATGCAGGGAGGATTTTATGATATGTTATCAGCCCTTGCTGATGTAGAGGGCATAGGTATTTCTAAACTTGATTTTTCAGATATAGTTAGAAATCCTATCATAGGGAAAATCATAGGTCGTTTAGACTCATACGAAAATGAAAACAGAAAATAGTAAATGCTTGGTACTAAACGGAGATTATTCTCCATTAGGTATTATAGATTGGAAAAAAGCGATAACTTGGTGTGTAAAGTATGAAAATAAAAGTAATCATGGTATAGAAATACTAGACTTTTATAAAGACGATTTTATTATTGGTGTTCATGATAAAAAACATCCAATACCAGCAGTTGTTAAAACTAATAGATATTTTCGTATCAATAATCAAAAAGTAACTTTTTCTCGTAAGAACTTATTCATTAGAGATGGATATACCTGTCAATATTGTGGCAATATAAAAGAAATCAATAAACTTACCTATGATCATGTTATTCCAAAATCTTCTTGGAAACACAAGGGAGTAAGTCCAACATCATGGACCAATATAGTAACAGCTTGCGTAGAATGTAATAGAAGAAAAGGGAATAAAACACCAAAGCAAGCAAACATGCCTCTATTAAACTTGCCAATAGTGCCACAAAAAAATATCCGTTACTTGCCCGTATCACACCACCTATCTACTATAAGGACAGATATTCCTCAAGAATGGCATCTGTATTTGCCAGAATCATACACAGGATAATTAAATGCGAGTCGATACTGAAGATTTTAGGATTAAACAAAATCAAGAACAGAACAAATTCTATACTTTATTAGGGAATGAATCATTCTGTGATGATAATGGATTTCCAAGGATGGAAACCGAGAGCGAATTCACATTTGCAAAAGCTCTTAAGAGTAAACTATCTAAGTCTTTCGGATCAGATAATCTATCATACAGATTTTATATCAAAACAGATCCAAATAAAAATATTTTTAATCCAATAGAAACTTATTCACTAAAGACTAAAGAAAAGTCCTCTTTTATAAACAAAACCTGTAAGATAGAGACAGTATTTTCCGAAGTTCCTGAAAGTGTTTTTAATCAGTATATTAATTTCCTCAAGACCAGTAATACAAAGTGGTTGAATAGCGCACAAAGAGAACTAAAGTAAAGAGTATGCCAGCCTACACCTTTTATTGTGAGAAATGTAAGCATAAGTTTGAGATAATCTGTAGTATCAAACAGTACTCAGATAATCAGATATGTGATGAATGTAATAGTCCTAAGAATGTTATTAGGGCTTATACAGAGGATTTGCTTACTCTTAATACCTCCGTTAAAAAATCCGATTCTGAGCTTAAAACAATAGGCGACCTAGCTAATCGGAATAGAGATAAGCTAACTGATGATCAAAAATTAAACCTATATCAAAAACACAATGATTACAAAGACGGTCCACCACCAGGAGAATTGCCAAAGGGTATGACCAGAATGAAGAAAACACCAAAGAGTAAGTGGGTATAATAATATGGATTATCAATATAGCGATATGTTCGAAGGGCATAACAAAAAAATAAGCTGTAAGCACGAAATAGTTTTCAATATTACGGCGACAGTGTTAAGCGAAAATGATAAAGGTGAAGATGTCGGATATGAAGAAATATGCACAAAGCACTACCATATCCCAGTAAAAGACGGTGCAGACTATAAGCAATTTATGGATTCTTTTTTCCAGTTCTTAGAGGGATGCTTGGCTAGTTCGGCAAAAAAAACTTATGAAAAAGACGAAGAGGACAAAACATGAATGATTTTATTCACTCTCCTAAAAACACATCGACTAATGAATCTGCAGTAGATGAATTTTACTGTGTCAGAGGTCAAGAAGATTTTCTAGACTCAAACAATAATCCTAGATGCAATAACGAAACCAGCGATAAGGTTCTAGCAAAAAAGATCGTCAGAGATGATGGTGCTATAAAATACAGTTTAAAGCTAGATAATAATGGTAAAATTTTTAATCCTATCTCAATATATGGTAGTACAAAAATAAGTTCATTTTTAGATCGTGTTTGTAGGTCTCAAAACAAGTATAAAGAAGTAAATCTAAAAGCTTTTAATATGTATTTAAGTTTTCTTAAAACTAAGAATATTGCATGGTTACACAACGCAGAAAGAGAGATATAAGTTATGGCTAAAATAAATAAGACACTAGGTTATGCTATTAGTTGGTTGAATAGTCAGAATAAATCACCAATAGAAATTGCTGATGAACTAAAGATAACAGAGAAGCAGGTACTAACAGCATTAGAAAAGGTTAGTACAAGTACCTCTGAAAATAATCTAAAGACAGCAAAATCTCCAGCCAGTAGGTCTCAGAATCTTATGATAAGGGAGACTGCTGGTAAAAAGAACAATCATGTAGCAATCATGACGGGAGAAGCGTCTGCTCTTAATGACTCGTTAAAAGACAATATGCCTATTATACCAAGAACTAGGAATGAAAATTTTATCTTTAAGCCAAAAAATGGAAACAAATAATCAGTATTTATCGAAGTATTCTAATGGTAAAACAGTTTCGGCAGCACAATATATTACAGAGCTTATATGTGAGAATAAGGCAAGGAAAGATAAGCTAGATTTACATTATAGATTTTGGGTTAGTAAAAAATGGGAAGCCTATTATAGGAATCAGATAGCTTCTGCACATAAACTGCTCAAAACATATGACTCTAAGGCTATCATCAATGCCATAAGAGACAAGGAAGCAGAAAGAATTTACTCTTTGCGGGCGCCCCATTTGCCCGCTATTATACAAAAACATTCTGAACTCCTAGAGTCTCAAAATACGGATCTCACTATTGATATTGACAGAAAGAGTGATAAGTCCTATAGAAAAGACATTGTAAAGAAAAACGTTCTATCCAAACTTAAGGAAATAGATGATGGCACTTAAAGAAGATGTTAAGAAAAATTTTGGCGATAATGTAATGCTAACGGCAAATGCTGTTATTGACAAGTCATTGATAAATATTCCTGTTAGTCCAGCATTAGATGTTGTGCTCAATGGAGGAATACCAGAAGGCTCGTTCGTTATTTTTACTGGTCAACCCAAGTGTGGTAAAACTACAACTTCTCTAGACTTTTGTGCTACTGCTCAGAAACCAGAATATGCACATGGATCGTTTAAGGAAGGCAGAGAAGTCTACTATCTTAATATTGAGGGAAGACTAAAAAAACGAGACCTAGAAGGTATCCCTGGGTTAAATCTAGACAAATTTAATATCATAGGTTCCCAAGAAGGTAAGATTCTACATGCAGAAGAATATTTACAAATTGGTGAAAGGATTATTAATGAGATCCCAGGATCTGTAGTTATCATCGACTCCTATTCTGCTCTATGTACAGAAGCGGAAATTACTAGCGATATGAATAAGATGCAAAGAGCAGATGGTGCAAAGCTATTAGCGAAATTTTGCAGGAAGGTCGCTAATGTTATACCTGTCAATAGAAATATTGTGATAGGTATTACTCACCAAATGGGTAATCCCGGAATGGGACATAGTGAGTGGAAAGAAAAGAGTGGTCAGGCTATCGCATATCAAACGGATATTAAAATCAAAGCTAACTATTTTAGTCCATGGAATTTAAGTACAGATAGTCCTCAGATTGGTCAAGAAGTACATTGGCAGGTATTATGCTCTGCTCTAGGTGCTCCCGGAGGTAAAATTACAAGCTATATCAGATATGGTCAGGGAATCGATAAGCAGATGGAATTATTGACACTCGCTGTAGATTTGGGGCTTGTATCTAAGGGTGGTGCGTGGTATACTATGTCATCTGTCGAGGACAAGCCTAAGTTCCAAGGTCTTGAAAAAACAAGACAATACTTAGTTGACCATCCAGAAGTTTATGACGATTTATGGACAAAAGTCAAGGATACTATGGGTATCAAATGCAAGTAAAAGATCTAGATGGTAATTCTTATAATTGGCAATTAGTTGGTAATATCGCTCATGGATCAATTCAAAACAAATCTAGCCTACATTTACAGGCAAGAGATTTAATACATGAGTGCTTTCCAACTCTTCAAGTATTAGAAGAAGTACCGGTCAATATTAGAAGATCAGAAACTTTATACTTAGACTTTTACTTACCTCTCATTAAGAGATGTATTGAAGTTCATGGAGAACAACACTATAAGTTTAGTAGATTTTTTCATAATAGTCCTTTAGGCTTTATAAGACATAAGAAACGAGATCAAGAAAAAAAAGATTGGTGCGAGCTAAATGGTATTGAGTATATAGAACTTCCATTTGATCAAACAGATCAGTGGACATTAAGGATCAAAAATGAACACGAAAGAACAAGTTAACGAATGGGATAAGGTTCTTGACGAATATGAAAAAAATATTGGTCTTGGAACTTACAGAGCAGATTCTTTTCCAGAAGAAGAGCTTAATGGCTATTTTCAGATGAGTAGGGATGAACTTGAAAAAACAACTCCAGATGTTTGTGGTGAAATAGCATACAGGTTGGGTCAATTCGCATTTCATGTTCAACGATCAATAAATAGAGAGCTTTCCAGACTAAACTGGGCTGATGAGTCTATTAAAGAAACGATTGCTGAAGAAATCAACAACTATAAGGGGTATGGATATATTGAAAAGTCTTTTCAGGCCATTAAAAATAATGAGAAAGCATCAGCATTAAATAAGATAAAAAAATATGCTAAGCAAAGAAGCGATAGACTTCAATACCTAGCTAATAGTATCAAGCACTTGTCCGATATTATGTTATCTATTCAAAAGGCAAAGGTGAAACATGGATCTCAGTGAATTAAGTAAAAATCCCGACCAGCTAAAACAACTTATCTCCTTACTACAGAATATGCTGCCATCAGACGATACTGATGAAAGCAGCGAGGAGCCTAGTCCAATTAAAACAAAGAGTTCTAGAAAACCCAAAGGACAAACTCAAAACTCTAACAAGTTTCTAAATATGCCAGAAATGAACATGCACAAAGAGGATAGCGAGATAGACAAAAAACTATCCAAGCATCCACCTGTTGCAAGAGCTAGAGAATTTGAACCAATAACGGTTAAGTGTAGAATTTGTGGTAAAGAAGAAACTCTTAACCCATCGTTAGTCGAATCTGTATCAAGATATAAATGTAACAAATGTTCATCATCAGCAGGATAAATTATGATTTTGTGTGATCCATCAGCTGAAAGAGCTGTATTGAGTGGTATTCTCCAGTATGGGGAGGAAGTGTTTCTTGATATAGGAGATATTGTTCAAGAACAATCCTTCACCATAGATAGTAATCAAGTCCTATTCAAGTGTTGTAAGCATATTCTTGAAAAGGGACAATCAGTAAACACTATAGATATAGCCTCTATATACTCAGCTGCCCAAGAACTAGGAATGTCTCATATTCTTAGTCAGAAAGAGGAAGCCCAGCATTTAAAGGCTATCAAAGATTTTCCTGTCAATAAGGAGAATATTAGAAAATTTGCAGCTAAAATTAGAAAGCTTGAGATAGCTAGACTACTCCACAAGGAACTAGGAAACACTCAAGAGAAATTGCTGGATATATCAGGATCAGAATCAATATCATCAATTATTGGTATTGCTGAAGACTCAATATTTAACTTCTCATCATCATTGAATAACGATAACGATAATGCTCCAACATTTATGTCTGCTGGGCTAGACGAGTATATCGAATATCTACAGAATAATAAGATTGATCAGGTTGGTATTTCTACAGGATTCCCTGTTTATGATCAGTCTATAGGTGGAGGACTAAGAAAGGGAACTATCAATGTTATCGGAGCAAGACCAAAGGTTGGTAAAACTCTTTTATCTGACAATATTGGTTATCATATAGCAAAGCAGAATATTCCAGTATTGAATATGGATACTGAAATGAATAAAGAAGATCATATTCATAGAATCTTGGCTATGAGCACAGAGATAGAGATAAACAAGATCGAAACTGGTAAATTTACAGAATCTCCTGTAAATGCTAAGAAAATAGAACAAGCAGTTAAGGATCTCAAAGCTGCCCCGCTTTATCATAAGTCTATTGCAGGAAAACCGTTCGATGAACAACTAGCTATTATGAGAAGGTGGCTAGTAAAGGATGTCGGCTTAAATGATGACGGAACAGCTAAAGATTGTGTTATCATATATGACTATTTAAAGTTAATGGATTCTGGCGGAATATCTCAAGACCTAAAGGAATATCAGGTTCTAGGTTTTATGATGACAGCCCTGCACAACTTTGCTGTTAAATATAAGGTGCCAATACTTTCATTTATTCAGCTTAATCGTGATGGTATATCTAAAGAGAGTACCGATTCTGCAAGCGGTTCAGATAGAATCATATGGTTATGTAGTAACTTTTCCATATTCAAGAGGAAGTCTGACGAGGAGATTGCAGAGGATGGTGGAAAATCTGGTAATCGTAAATTAGTACCGGTAATTAGTAGGCACGGCGGAGGATTGGATGACAATGACTATATTAATTGTCATATGAAGGGTTGGTGTGCTAAGATTACAGAAGGTCAGACCAAGCTAGAGATAATGCATAATAACAAGTCAAACTCAGACGGATTTTTAATCGATGCCAATAATAATGAACAAAATCAAGAAATCCCATTCGTATGATCAAGCAAAACTGAAATACATTTCAGATGCTTTATGTGACAATATTGAAGAACTTCTAGATACTCTAGGAATAGAGGGCTATAAGAACCTTGGTAAACTTATTGCTATGAGCTGTCCAATTCATGGTGGGGATAATGAGTCTGCACTCAATATATATCATCAGGGAGACTCTTATAGGGGCAATTGGAAGTGTAGAACTCATCAGTGCGAAGAAACCTTTAAGGGATCCATTATAGGATTTATTAGAGGATGTT